GTTTCAAAGTGAGGCCTGCTATACCGTCTGCAATTACTCTAACGCAAGCATGCACAGAGGCTATGCTTAAAGCCGTGCGATCATTAACCGCCTGACCGCTTTTTGTTTGATATCCGAAAACATTTTGTAAAGTATTCACTAGCCAATCAGTTGGCTGCGATAAGCTGCTACGCTTCTCCGCTCTTTTTGGCTGCCAGAATTTTAGATTCATCGCCCGCAAATTACAACTGCCCTAAATTACTCACGTTAACAAATTACTTATTACGACCTTGTGCCAACCACCTGCTCAATGCTGCCCTGAATACATCATAGTTTTTGTACCTTCTTATCCCAAACTTCCCGAAATACTTTTCCTCGGTTGCGTTGTAGGCATCCTCATATGTCCGATATCTCGGTAGGTTGTTGTAATATTCTTGCATGTAGTCGTCTAGAAATTTCATAAGCTTACAAACCAAAAATCTGATTCCTTTTCTTTTGCGGCATCCTGCATGCAAGTGCCTAATGCCATAACTATCGAAACAGGCCCGTCGACTTTATCACCAGACTTCGCTTTGTCAATTTTGATATTACCCGCGGGATCAGTGCGCAGCATTATGTTGCCCATCATCCAACGAGTAACGGGATTGCCCGCATGCCTTAATTGTTTGTCCTTGGTCAACCGCTCCAATTCTTTGGTAGGTGCCGACATTGATACAAAGCCCTGGCCGAAGGGGAACATTTGCAGGCCCTCGTTTTGTAGCTCAATCACCAACTGCGAAGAGTTAAAGCGGTCGAAGGCAATATCTTTGATGTCGTACTGCTGGGCCAACTGAATAACCCGCGCCTTAATAAAAGCGTAGTCTGTTACGTTGCCGTCTGTTAACTCAATATGCCCATCGGCTGCCCATTGCCTAATCGATTGCCCGGCTGCGTCCTTTCTTTTGTAGGCCGTCTCGACTGGTAGCCAATACCATGAGCGGATCGCGTGAAATTCTGGGAAGTACAAACTAAATGCGCAAAAGTCCCCAGTGCTTGCCAAATCCAAACCACCATAACACAAAGCGCCCTCTAAATCATCCGAGCCGTCGCAAGCCTTCCAATCACTATCTGAAATCCAAGTCATTGCGGTATCGGTCCACACGTTGAGCAGTTTGGTTTTAAATTCAACTTCTTTGTGCACAAACTCCTTGGCCTCGGTCAATCCCTGCTCCAACTGCCTAGGGTTTACTGATATCCCCCAGTTTGGATTTGCCTTAGCCCATACTGCGGGATCCGTCCAATCGTCGCCCTCATCCAATGTATATATCACCGAAAACAAAGCATCATCTTTTATATTGCCACTCAACACACCTGCACAATACTGCCGGTGCTTGTAGCAAGGTGCCTCACGATTAAAGCCCGCCGTTGTAATGGTAAACAGCAACGGCTGCCGCCTTGCCCCCATTGAGTTTCTAATTACGTTGTACAGCTCATCATTTGGATGGGCGTGATATTCATCAATGCAACAAAAGTGCGCATTCAATCCGTCCTGCTTGCCTGGGTTCCACTCGAGCGGTTTGTATATTGATTGCCCGTAAAGTATGCGCCGATTGTTTACAGAATTGTTAACGGTGAGCGCTTCATTCAACCAAGGCAGATTTTGGCAAACCCTAACAGACTCGCCGAAAACCATCATTGCCTGATCTAACTTTGTGGCCGCGCTGTAAACCTGCGCCGCCGATTCATCATCTGCAATAAGCCCGTAGAGCATAATCGCGCTGCTAAATGTAGACTTGCCATTTTTGCGTGGCACCTCAACATAGGCCCGCGTAAAGCGGCGACTTCCATCTTCGTTCAAAAACCCGAACAGATTCCAAATTATAAAAGCCTGCCACGGCTCTAACTCAAACGCTCGCCCAGCATATTCGCCCGTGCTATGCTCAAGTTGTTCAATAAATTCAATGGCATGCAAAGCGTAGGTATCAGAGAATCCCCAACCCGCTGCACGATCTGCCACATATCTATCGACGGCATTGCGCACGTGTATACAAACTGGCACCGCGCCAGATTGGACGTCGCTTATATACTTTTCAACTTTTTGCACTGGCTTTCAAAAATGGCCTTTGCTTCTTCAGCGAGTTTCAAGTTGCGATAAACAAACGCCTCATCCCACAAACCAAACTTGCCACACTCACGGAATCCGCTGCCTTGGTCCATAGTGATCACAAATTGGTGGCCTCGCTCTTCAATCCTGTACTCCCTACCTTCGTATTCAACGTGCGCCGTTTCAAATGCGGCTTTGTGCGTTGCTTTGTTAACTGTCTTTTTCATTTTATGCGGTTTTAGGTTTTTTCAATAATTCTAATTTGCTCGCTGGCTTCACGTTGCCCGTTTCAATCCTTGCCCGGGCGCTCGGCGTGATTCCAAACAACTGCCCCATCTGCGTGGCTTGCTTCAATGCTTTGCTGCGCACATCGTACCACGGCGAAACAACTCGCTCGCCAAATCTGTTAACAACAACCTCGCCCTCTTTGTTGTTTATCTCGCAGGCTTTTTTATACAAACCCAACTCGTTGCAATACCCGGCAACCAATCCGAGATCAGCGCCTGCCAGTAGGTTGTTATTTTTCAACTCCTTGCAAGTGATATCCCAGTACTCAAAGCCCAAAGCGTTTAGGTGGGCGGGTGGTTGTGGAACTCCAACACTCAGCTCAACAATCATCGGCTGCTCGAGGCTTCGGTCGGCGCGAAAAGTCCCCTCGATTTTTTTTAAATCAACGGGCTTGCGTGGTCTCCCTTTCATATTTACAAATATAGTGTAAAATTTGAAACTTTATTTTCGCCCATGTGTGAAGAAAAGGAAGGCCTGCGGTTTTGTGGGTCCTGTCTAAAGATTTTAACCCCCATACGGGTCGAGATTCCTTTCCTTGGCGCTCTTGCTTGCGTGGCAGGAATTGCACAAGGGCTGTAAGTTATCGGCGTCCCAAAACTCACCGCCCAATCGCACTGGGTTAATGTGATCCACCATCTGAGCCAATGTAATCAATCCAACAGACTCACACGTTTTGCATAGAGGTGAGGCTTGCAACACTGAAGCGCGAAGGTTGCGCCAATGCTGGGTATTATACCGCGGCTCTATGTATGACCCCTTCACGTATTGGCGTGGCTTCTTGCCCCCTTGCTTAGGCTTGTTTATTGTTGGCATGTCAGTAATAGTTTAAAGTCTAGCAATGATCGCACCAAATAATAATCAAATCCACAGTCTCTAACACGTTGAGCAAATACCTTCTGCTCTTCTGACTGCGTGCCTGTCGCTGTTTTGCATTCAACAAATAGCAACCTACCGAAATAAATCACAATCAGATCACTGGCACCTGGTGTTAATCCTGTGGCCTTCATGAGCATGGCCGTGCGCTTATCCCTTAGCCCTCCATTAGGTATACTAAAGATTAAACAATCTTTATAAATGCGTTGGAAATAATTGCGATAATAAATTATAATTTCCTGCTGTATTTTATCCTCAGTCATATATTAGCAAAGTTAGCAATTTGTGCGGTGGTCAGAGGGTGGTCAGAGAAAAAAAGCTCTCTGACCACCTCTAAAGGCTTGCTATCATTGGGCGCAAGTCGAAAGGTGGTCAGGTGGTCAGAGAAAGTCAAAGACTTTTCCAGAACTACAAAATAAAAAAAATGGAAATTGAAAAAATATTTTTCTAGGGAAGTTATGTTTTTCACGTGCCTCTCTGACCACCTTTTGGTCAAACCCTTATAAATATTGGGCTCAGAGGTGGTCAGATAAAATTCGTTTTTTGTCATCTGCTTACTTTTACAACCGCATAGCAGCGCATTGTTGACCCGTTGACCTTCCTTTTGACTTGTTGGAAGCCCAAATTTTTCATTTCCATGCCTAACTTTCGAGTGTCAAAAATCCGCTGTTGGCTGTTCACCTCAAGATATATTTTTAATTCGGTATTTGTTAAATAATCGCTGTAATCACCATTTTGCGGAACTCTAAAAAATTGATTTATTAATTCAGCCTCAAAATTAATTGCATTAAATTCACTACTATTTTCGGCTAATTGTAGTATATCATCACTGGAAAGGTGCCAATTGAACCCTGCCTGATAGAGGTCGTAAAAAGCCATAAATAGGGCGGTTTTATCAATTGCGTTGTAGCGAGCGTGATCAATCGCCAGCACATTAATAGGCAAGATCCTGCGGTTGCCTGTTGGATCACTGATAAGCCCCAAATCGTTAGTAGTTCCTGCTAAGACGGCCAAGCGCTTCAGATCTCGGTGAGTGCGCCCATAAGGCAGGCGAATTGAGAAACTGGCCTTACTCGTTAACTCCTTAAATCGTTTGGCCTCAAATTTGGATTTACCCCCAAATTCATCGTCCATGATAATGAGCTTTTTGGTTAACAAAATATCGTCATCCTTTCCGCCGTCCAGTTTAGACTCTGCGTAGTAGTTGGCCAATGGCTTGGGAAGTAATCGCCTAAAAAACTCAGTTTTACCCGTATTTTGGCGCTCGCCTGCCAATACCAACACCAGCGGCGAAGTATAACCGTAAACGCTGGCAATCATTCCGACGCCCCAGTGCGTAAGATATTTTGCAACGTGCGGCGTGGTGGTTTCGATGCAGGCTGCCAATTCATCGATAAGTTGCTGGCTTCGCTGTACTGACTCATTCGCCTTCAAAAAGTCCTCGAATGGGTTATAGTATCGGGTCATTTCGGAATAGATCACACGGCAAAAAAACTCAAATGATATTTTGTTATCTGTTAATTCTGAAAATTTCAAATACATCGTATTTAACGACATATCATCGATTTGCTTCGGCCTGTTGTTAAATGTTACTGAGCGATCCTCAATATCTGCCGTGATCGTATTGTAGTGCAGTTGGTGGTTGTTTTGAAGATATAACTGGCACAAAGCGACGGGCGTTTGCCCTGTAAGCTGCAGCGAAACATTGGCCTCAAATACTGCGGCGGCGGTTTCTGTGGCCTTTTCTACATCCATCCCGTTTAAGCGTGCAATTTCAATTACTGACTCCTGAGCGCGCCCTTGCTTTTTAGCCATTTTAGCTATATTCTCGAGCTTTACCGACTGCTGGCTTTTTAGTTCAACGCCCGCCTCTTTAGCATAATAGTAAAAGGTCGCTATCGTTACTTTGCTTTGGCCTGTATCCCTGAGGCAGTATGTAAATTGCCTATCTGCTTTAGCAGGGTCGTATTTAGTATTCTGAGCCGCTACGGCGTGGAAA